AGGAGCACCTGCAGAGTTTCTAGTCAATGCAATCTTGGCATTTTCTTTGTACTCTTGCAAGTTTAACAAAATCTTGAGTTTGGCCAAATTAGGCATACCAAACGTGCCCACAAAATCCGCCACAGGATTGTGAAATCGGGCTTCTAGCACCACACTTTTGTCTTCGGCTAGACCATTGATGGCAGTACTGGCATCGGTGCCAGTGATCTTGATCAAGTCAATACAGCCAAGATCGTGTGTGTGTTGTACTAGGTCTAATAAATGGTCTCTCATGATTGTTTCCTTTGGTTAAATAATTTCTTTATCATCTGTTCTGTCAGTATTTCTGGGTATATACTTTGTTCAATAGAACGTCTTAGTTTTTTTGCTGAGTACTGGCCTTTGGTGGTGCATTGTTTTAGATCAATGCCTTGGCGTTGGGCAATATTCAGCAGTATATTCAATTCATTATACGCAGACTCAGGAGGCTTGTCAATGATATTGGTAACATCTGATTCATTGGATCTTTGGAGTATGGTGGCCAAGGTCTGTCCACCTCGTATACTGGCGTAGTCACCGGGCCGCCGTAATTCTAACCAACTGGTGTTTGAATCATCATCTAGATCAAATACAATTTCATATCCTAGTTCTTGTGCATACGCACGTACCAATCTACCAGGAGTGTAACAACCCGAATAATGTTCCACCTTGCCCACCCGACCGGCAATATCGCAGTTGTTGTAAGTAAATGCTAGAACACCCCCAGGCCTTAGTAGATTGAAACATTCTTTGAGATACTGTTGCAGTACTGACCAAGGGCGGTATTCAAAAAAATGAAAAGCATAAATTAACCCAAACTGATCAGCAGGCAAATTTATAAAAGTGGGTTGACCACTGTATTCTTCAATTACATAACGTCTTAATCTGTGTTGATATTCGGGAGTGAACCAAGATTCAGTAAGTTCCAATAATTGATTACTGGTGTCTACAAAGTACATAGGATCACAAGCCACAAGATCTTCTACATATCGTGCATGAGCAGGACGAATGACCATGCCAGGATGCTGCCAACTGGTATACAATTTTAATCTCTGTTGTATTATCACAGCAGTCACGGGGTCTACATCAATACGTCGATCTCGAATATAATCAGGAGTTTCGTTGCGGTAGCCAGTGTCATAAAGTTCTAGACTATTTTGAAAATATTCAGGCTCGTGTTGTTCTATTAGATCTTGTACCGACTGTTTTAGTTGAGCAAACTGTTGATTAAATTGCTTAACTGATTGTGTCACTTGCTCACGTGCCTGGTGCAATTGATCCACAGCATCAGGCATTTGCACACTGCTGACCTCTGCCGTGGTTGTTAGGCTCAGCATCTCGTGTAGCAGTGCCTGGGCTTCATGCTCAACACTGAGACTATCCAAAAGATTTTTATAACTGACTATGCCGCTAAGTTTCATTCAAATTCAAATAAGTTAGTAAATGTATTTTCTGTGTTGGTTGCACTTGCAAGGTCCCAATCCAGTACACCCAACAAGTTGTCGACCTTTTGATCCACCACAGTTGCTTCCATAAGCCCATCATCAAACGGCAATTCAGTAAACCAAGTGGGCAGACGTTGCTCATCTGTGGGGTAACCAATTGATGTCCAGCCCAAGGCATTTGACTTGAGTTTACACACAATAGTTTTCATTCCATCCACAATTTGCATACTGTAGTTGTCTCCGTTCATCCTTCGCATCTGGTTCCAGTTCATTGCGGCTCGTACATGTCCTGGCATGTTGGCTTTGCCCAGTCTGGCTTCTTCTGCCGCATACTTGGTCAAGTTGTTCACACGCTTGGGACTGCCTTTCTCCCAACCCGGACGTTCCATGAACTCATACTTGAACTCACGGATACGTTCCACAATCTCATCCTTGCCAGCACCAGCAAGTAGTTTATTTAGAATTTCTAACAAGAACTCTTGAATTACTTTGGGTGTGTCACTGCGTTTTAAGTCAAGTCCTGTGGCTTTTGTTTTGCCAATTTTGCCATCCACATCTAGTCGCTTGCCTTCTATGTCAATGGCATTCACAGCATAGCGTTTCTTGGTGATAAACAATCCGCGATCTGCCACAGTCTCACGTCCACACTTGATCAGTTCACCCATGTCTCGGGGACAATGGAAAGCCTGTTCCATGAAGCCAGGGAAACTTTCGTTGACCTTCTCAGCAAGGTTGTCATACAGTTGAATACACGCTTCTTTTGACCATGCCATCCGGCCCTCCTCAACTTCTTTTTTAAGGGCCGGCCACGCGGAGAAATAACACGAATCTGTGTCACCGTAGATGACCGCTTTGCCCAGGTGATCGTATTCGCCTGTGATGAGTTCGTTAAGGTGAGCGTCCATGTGGCGTGCGATACTGCGACCCGTAAGCGTGGTTGATTGTCCAATACGCTTGTCAAAGAACCTACAGCCCGGGTTAAGAATAGCGCCGTAGAGACTGTTGAGGTTAATCTTTTTAACCAGTTGTCGCTTGTCCCAGAATGAAATTTCTTTGGCATCTTTGGCCTCCTTCTTCCGAGCCTGTAGTTCTTGTCGTTCACGATACCAACGCTCTAACAAGCCAGGTATGATACCTTTCTTTTCGTAGGTAAAGATAGTTCCGTTGGCACTGAGTATCCAAGGTTGATTTGAATCAAACATCATGTGCCATATTTCAGCACCCGAATGCACGGTCTCCTCACCACTCTGCCAGTCTATGGTGATTTCTGTGCCACGCTCTTGATTCAACACTGAGGTATATTCTAAACTGGCAAACACGCCTTCCCATGCTGCCGCAAAACTTTGTCCCTTGGCCATGTTGTCTCGAATCAACCGGTCGGTCATTACAGGACGCAGTTGTCCTACAATGGTTTCCGGCCCCATGTTGAGCGCACGAATAGCCGAGGGATAGAGACTGTTGATGTCGACACTTCCAATCCATTCGTGGACGCCTTTTTTGGGATAAGCAACATAGGCACCTGCCGCCTGTGTGTCTTCGTCTGTGAGTCTTTGTTTTCGGTTGGGCACAACCATTCCACGTTCATGTGCTTCATTGATAATTGCCTGTTCAGTTACAGCCACCGCACCCATTGTGGTTTGCAGTAGCACGGTATTGGCGTGAGCCAATTCATTAGCCAATTCCAAGAAGCGTAACTTCTTGTCCATCTTGGCGATAAGCATAGTATCTTGACGATTATATTCAATAAACGTTCGGAAGTGTTGGTTGTATAAGGAGTCTAGTGTGCCTTCAAATTGTGTCTTGCGCTCACCCAGTTCGTATTCTGATATGGCATCCAAACTATATGAATGGCGCTCTTCATATGTGTACTTGCGATACAGTTGCATATAGTCCATATGCACACGACCAATCAAGTCATAAGTTTCATTCTCAGCACCAAAGCGTTCAAACATACGCTTCTTGGGCAGTTGATTCCACAAACAAAAACGTCGTGTGTCGTCTTTGCTTAATACTCGTGTGGCTCTGTTGATGGTGTAAGGAATGTCATAGCCTTCTGAGTTCCAACCTGTTAAAATGTCTGCATCTTCGATCAAGTCCAAGAATGTCTTGATCATTTCTGCTTCGTCTTCAAACAATATGGTGTTCTCAAAGTCAGCCACAAGATCTTGTGCTGTGAGCCAGGTCATGCTCCGGGGCGGCACAGCAAGTGTTACCAGTTGATCCAACCAGTCTAGGTAGACTGAAATCGCAGTAATGGGATTAAAAGGGTCTGATACAGGTGAGAAGCCGCGATCTTTATCAAACGCCACCTCAATGTCAAAAAACGCTGTGTGAAGTTCAGGCGCATCTTGGTCCTTGTAGTTTTCTTCAAGGCATCTAAAGATTGGATTGATGTCGCTTTCATACAGCGGCTTATGGCTGTGAACGCGGACTTCCTTGCGGAACTCCTTGTTGTTTCTTGTACTAAATCTTGCGACGGGTGTGCCATAGATACTTTGGAATTTACCTCGGGGATCATCATAGTAGAAAATATAGTTGGCTGGATACTCTCTATATACTCGTTCGCCATTGCGGCGTTCTACCACGTGAATGCGATCGTGCTCACGATCAAATAGTGCGTCAATATAACTCATCTGTCTCCATTTGTGGCTGGTTGGCCATGATTCATGCTCGTTAAGCGAGCGACTCTTTGTTACTTAGCATGTGATTGTGTTGCATCACAATAAACTTTATCTAACAGTTTCAAAAAATCCGACTGCCAACTCTGTGACCATGTTTTTAAAATATCTCTATTGTGTTGTGCTTTTTGTTTCCAGATATCTATTATAGCAGGTGTTGCTTGTAATTGCAACAATTTTTCAATTTCAGAGATCATAGCATCTTGTCGTTGAACATATGATTGTTCTGTATCAAAAGCATCATAACTGTGATCTACAAAGTCATCAAAAACATCAAAGCCCATGTTTCTCAATCGATCAACTGATCCAGTGGCACCAAATAGTACCCAAGGTCTTGGTAACTGTAGCACACGCATGGTTTTTTCACTGAAACAAACTGAATCTGGGCGTTCGTAATAGGGTTCTACAACTATGCTAAATTTTGTTTCTAGCACTCTTTCAAATTGATTGTGTATATCTATAAAGTTTTTGTAAGGCACAATTTTTTCTATAGACGAATATAGATAGTCATAACTGTTTAATAAAGTTTTGTGGTAGTGATCAAATACCTCTTTAGATGTTTCAGCAGGATACCAAAGTCCTGGGCGCAAATTAATATTAAACGATACATGTCCAAGATCTAACCAACCACGATCGTACAAAATATAAAACCAATTTTGCCGAGCGACGTCGGCACGGTGCAAGAAACAATTATAATCTTGAACAATTTCACAATCCTGATTCAAATTGTCTACATAGTAGGTACCATAGAAAGATTTAGGAATAGTATGCACTGTGCAATTTTCCGGAACGGTAAATCCTGACTGCTCAGAAATTACATACACATGCCTGTACTGTTTGCACAGTTTTTGTATGTTCTGAATAGGGACTGCATCAACAAGATATCCTTGAATGATTAAATCCGGCTGTGTTAGTTTTAATCTACGGTCAAGATCTTTTATCTGTTTATTACAGTAGTTTTCAGCACTTCTCCATTGTGTATTCCAGGTGTGATCATCCATTAGCCGTTACCTTGGATAAGAAGTTTTATCAATCCAGTTGAATCAATGATACTCAAGATCAAGTAGTTGCCCAGGATACCAAAACTGCCGCGTGTGTAGGCACACCAGGCCATGATCAAGCATCCTGTGATGAATGCCGCATACAGAGGAATGAATGGCAAGTTGGGAACAGTAATGGCATAGGTCACGCTACAACCAATCGAGATAGCCCAGCCTAACATTTCCAAGCAGAAGCGAAAGGGATATTCGCGGTAGTCGGCTCGAACATAGTCCGCAACTGAACTGCGCCATTCTCGAAAGGTTTGACTCAAAGTGTCTTGCCCACAGTCTCTAATATCTGATTTAATTCGTCATGATCTCGATTGGTCTCGCCCAGTTTGGCCTTGTGAGCAATCTTGATTGCTTTCTTTAAGGTAGCAGGTTTGATTTCCAATTCTTCAGCAATGGCCTTGATGGTGTCATTGAGGCCTTCGTTTAGAGTGTCAACTTCGTGTAGCACTTGCATGCCTTCGTTGATCAGTTGTGTGAGTTTGGCTTTGGCTTCGCCGTTGAAAGTTCTATCGTATCCACTACTCATATAAATTCCTTTAAAACTAAATTGTACACATTATTGCAGATAAATGCAAATCATTTGGTAAATAAAAGTGCCGATCGCGATGCTACCAACATCCACCGGCTCTAATGCTTTAAAGGAGCAATCAGCAAATGTATTTACACTTCTATGTCTATGCCTATCTAAGAAAAGATGGCACACCTTACTATATCGGTAAAGGTAAAGATCGTCGTGCTTGGAAACACAATAAAACAGAACAATTTATAACCCCTCTGGACAAATCACGTATTGTGATTCTTGAAAAAAATTTGTCTGAAGTTGGCGCATTGGCCTTAGAAAGAAGAATGATTCTTTGGTACGGACGTAAAGATTTAGGAACAGGAATCTTACGAAACAAAACCGATGGTGGCAACGGCATATCGGGTTTGAAACAAAGTGATGCTCATATTGAAAAGAGAATATCAAAGATTAGAGGAAAATCTGCATGGAACAAAGGTATTCCACACAAAGAAGAAACTTTACAAAAAATGCGTAAACCTCGATCTGCTGAGCAGATTGCTAGTATTTCAAAAGGAAAAATTGGAAAGCCACATCCTATTTCAAAATCAACTTGTCCGCACTGTGGAAAAACTGGAGGTAACAACAATATGAAACGTTACCATTATAATAATTGCAAGAAAAATGCTCACTTTGTGGATCACGGTAGCGAATCGCTTTCCACGCCCAGCACCCGGGCACCCTCGCAACTAGTGCGGTCCTAAGGGTGTTCTTATGATTGGATGATTTGTTTCAACAACGCCAGACGGCTTTCACGCACAGGTGCTTTTGGCGGCTGTTGCTTGGCTTTTTCTTGAGCCCGGGCTTTTTCGCCCACACGCCGGACCATGGCTTGATATTCTGGACCATAGTCGGCTTCTTTAGGTGGAACATAGTCGTCCTTGGCTTCCGTCATGCCTTGCTCTTTTAAACTTTGTAAATGCTGTGCTAATGATCTGTCACCAATACCACTGGCATTATTATGTGTCCACTCACGTTCAACTGCGGTATCTCCGCTCCTACTAGTCACTGGAGAACTAAGAGAAATACGACCATGTTTTGGATGCGTCATTGATGCTCCGTACTCACCTTGGTTGTATGCCCAGCCATATTGTTTTGCCAACTCGGCAGACTCGGTCCGAACACCTTCCGCCACACCTTGCTCTTGAGGTTGAGGTTTTTTGAACACACTATATATTTTTTGTGTATCAATACCTTTTATACCATTGGCTTGTAATACATTTGCCACAAATGTCCCACAATTTTCTGCTCCTACTGAGTTAGTTGTAGGAACCGATACTGGTTTTGATAATGATACAATTTTGATATTTTGTTTAGGAAACTCCGGATCATCAGTCACATCGTTAGTGACATATACATCATTGCCTTTATGCCCACTCATTTGAATTTGTTTTCCATCTTGAGTTATAAATCCAACATGGTCATAACTCCATTCTTTGGGTGCTTTATTACTACGAGCAAAGAATATTTTTTGTGCTGTTGTATTATTGTTCTCGAAGCCTTCCGCCATACCTTCTTTTGGTTCTGGTAAGCGTAACTTTTTACGCATTTCGGGGCTTGTATCTTTTAACCGTTTCTGTTGTTCTTTATCTTGTTTTGCTTTTGCTTCTGGACGATTTCTACGCTGTTCTTCACGATCACCGCTTGGTGTACGATTATCTATCTCTGTCAAGCCTTCCGCCACATCGCCCTGTGTCACTCCATTTGCGTTTGCTTTTGCTGGATCAAACGTCATCTTAAGTTGTCTAGTTTTAACACCGGGCATACCCCCCAATGCTGCTAATTTTTTAACCAAACCAGCAGTGGTAGTATCATTAAGTTCTATTACTACGGTACCGTCAGGATCTATTGAATTTATCCCTTTTAGTTGTCCACTAGCCCACCCGCTAGGATCCCAATGTTGCAGATTAGTAGGTTGACTTTTATAGGTAGCCAAATCACTCTGATCCCATTTTGCCATACCTTTAGTAATTGCTGCACGAACTTGTTGTTGTTGCAGAGTTTCTGCGATGCCTTCCGCCATACTTTCTGATTTGTTACCATAGTTGGCCGCACCTTTTTTACGACATTGTACCAATCTACCTGACGCATAAGCACTTGGCCATACTTTAGCGGAAGATTTAATCTTATAATAGCAAGCATCTTTTTTCTCCATAAGTTCAGATTCTGAAACTAATGGACCACCACAATGTGGGCATTTGTGATGCGATTCAGTTATGAT